TTACCCATTGGCGCGGCTTAAGAGCTTATTTTTGAATTCACAATGGTCACGATATAACCATCTTGCTCGACCGTGGATAACTTTGGCTTTTGGCAGGTCGCCGGACTTAATCCGGTCGTAGATGAAGGTTTTACCAAAGCCAGTATCGGCCATGATGAATTTCAAATCAACCAGTGAATCAGGCTGTAGTTCGTGTTGCATGAGTGCTATCTCCGAATAGGGAATCGAACCTGCAAATCAGGTAATAAAAAACCGCAATCAGGCGGCTTGGTGTTCTTTCAGTTCTTCAATTCGAATATTGGTTATGTCTGCATTTGCTATCTGCGCCAATATCATCCAGTGGTTATAGCAGTCATTGATGTCCTCTGCTTCGATAACTCTGTTGAATGGCTCTCCATTCCATTCGCCTGTGACTCGGAAGTGCATTTATCATCTCCATAAAACAAAACTCGCCGTAGCGAGTTCAGATAAAAGAAATCCCCGCGAGTGCGAGGATTGTTATTCATTGCCGATATTCACCTTTATCGCGTATACCTTTACCGGTTTATCGCCGAAGTGGGGATGTGTGATTGTCTTGATTTCATATCCGTCATACGGAACATCAATTCTGCGGCTGGAATCGTCGCGCTTCGGATATCCCTTTGTGATAATCAGTCGGTCATAATCCCTGAACATAATTCGCTTATTCCAGTAGTCATTACACAGGCGATACTCTTCCGTTTTCTCTCCGCGAATCATGGCATCGAAGTATTCACCTTTGACAGCAAGCTGTAGGTTAGCCACGGTTAACCTCCAGTTGTGGTGCTGCCTCAAGAGCAGCCCTGTAACCAGCAGCATGACCGCGAAAGTTAGCAATCTCTGATAGCCACGCTTTAATCATGGCCTGAGTTGGTTCCTTCGGCACCATAACCCAACCATCCGGAGTTTCCGGAGAGTTGCCCGACAGCTTGTTCAACTTGTAAGTCTGGCTTACAGGTTTGGCACCATGAAGCATGGCGGCACGACAGGCGTTCCAGCCTCTCACCTCTGCAATAGCTGCAACCGCATCAACCGCATACATGCTAGGAGGGTTCGGCATTGGTTTTTCTTCCGGTACTACTGGCGATGGCTGTTTAGCTTCTAAATCAGCAATTCTGTCAACTACGGCATCTACTGCATCTGAAAAACTGAAACAGTTACTCCATTCCGGCCTGTTCCCGGTTGCTGCAAAATACATATCAGCTAAAGCATACTCAGCATGGTCACGCTCGTTGATGAGTTGCTCTTCGCTTTTCTCCAGTTCAGCAATACGCTTACTCCCATCCGAGATAACGCCCTCGTAATACTCACGCTGCTCGTTGAGTTTTGATTCAAGTTCACCGAACTTACGGACAAGATATTCAGCGTTTGTTTCGTTAACCTTTAAATCTCGTGGGATGCATTTACCTTTCAGGAATCCATCCATCTCAATTAGTGACATTTGTTTCATTTCTTCCCACTCCGCAACATCGCATTCAGATATTTGTTTTGATTCACTGATGGAAAAGAATTTCTCTTAAGCAATTCCTCTCTCGATGGCATTGGCTTTACGCGTTGGCGAATAATCATTTCTGCCGGAAGAATGCCGGGATTGTATGCAAGTCCTCTCATTGTAAATTCCTCAGTCATTACTGATAGCGCCATAGCGTGAGCGGTAATTACGCAGGCGCGGGTCAATTTCAGGGAAGTGGGTATATGTGGCTTTGCGGAATGGTCGGATTGATGTCTGGTAAATTCGCTCGCGTTCTTCTTTCTCTGCAAGCCATATACAATGGCGAAATTCCTTTTCCTCTTTCGTTTCCTGCGGTAGCGACATTATCCGATCGTAGTTTTTTCTGAATTTATCCAGCACCTCCGACACGGAATTGCCGGAACAGCGGCGCGCGTCGTCCGCACCATACAGAGGCGCTGGCATAATGGAATCCTTATGTTGCTACTTTAGAAGGGAATTGAATCGTCGTATTCAGGATGATTTTGATGATTGCTACTTTGCTGCTGTTGGCTGTTTCCTGAAGTTGCAAATCCAATCTTTGCATTCAGTAATTCAAGAGTGATTGATTGACCATTTTGCCCCTGATAAACATCAACCCTGATGTTTTCTCCGGTAATTTCAACAATGCCACCTTCAACAAGAACACTACGGTAGTAATCCGCTTGCGCTCCCGGCTTGGCAAATACAACGGCGCTGTAGTTTGTCCATTCTTTCTTTTTTGTCTGGCGATCGTAATACTGAACGCCAGCACGGATGTTGAATCCGATATTTTCCCCGGCCTGAAACTCTCTTGCGGGTTTGTTTAGTCTTACAGTAATCGAATGTGCCATTAAGCAGCCGCTCCTTCTAATTCGTCTCGTCTGATGTTGTAAACGTCCTGCGCTTTGTGCTGCTCCGGTGTGCCTTCGAGCATCTTCCACGCTTTGGCGAACGCCTGTTTAAGCTCTTCTACGGTGTTTTTCTGCAATGCTGCGTCAGTGAATGCTTTTAGAACCTGTTCAGGTGTATGTGATGGCTTTGATTGCTTTGCTGCTGCGTTCTGCTGATGTTTATGCTCGTCGGTATCTGCATCTTTCGCATCATCAATGCCGAACAAACCATTGAGGCAATACTTGCGTGCATAAGAGCTTGTAGCTCCCGTAACTTGTGCAGAATCCATTCCTTTCTTGCTTTCTTCCTCTCGTGCAAGAGCGGTTGCCGTATGACTGTTTTCACCATCGGTAATAGTTGCCGTGGCTTTCACGTAATACCGATCACCAATCAACACAACTTCATCGCTGATTGATAAAAACAGGCCATTCAGTAACGGCTTAACGCCTTCAAGAATGTCTTCGCAGCTTCTGTATTTATATTTACCGAATGAGTTGTACTGATTCTTTGGCGCGTTCAGATTCTCCTGAATAGCTGCCAGTCTTGCGTAAAATTCTTTGCTCATATGATTGTTCTCAGAATGGACACGGCCCAAGGAAATAACGCTGATTTAATACTTCAGTCTTTGCCGCATTTAAAAATACGCGAACACCTTCACGATCTCCCTTCTGGCGATACATTAACGCCTGCTGCGTGTACATGCGTCTCTGTAACTTGCTCTCCTTCACTGTGGTTGCAAGTGACATGAATATCTCCTTCGTTACCGATTAATTCTTTCATCTGACGAATGAATTCTTCGTCTGACCAGTTGTCTGTAAAACTCATTTCCTGCGATACCACGGATGGTTGATAGCTGATTTCATCTCTTTATTTGCTTCAAGCCACATTTTGGAATCACCAATAAATCTGGCTATTACTGCTTTATTTTGTGCAGCGCGAAGCATCTGGTGATTAATGGCTATTTCATTGCGCATAACAAGACCTCAACTCTTTTCCATCCGTCACGTAATTTACGGGTGATTCGTTCAAGTAAAGATTCATTTAATTGGAAGGCACCCATGCGAGCGCCTCCCGCGATTGCGTAAATCATGGGTGGTTCCTTATGTTGGTTTTATTAGTAGGTTATTTTTGTTGCGAATACTTCGCCTTTTACGATGGCTGTTATGATATTTTTAGCAACATCTTCTGATGCGCCAACCTTGATAAGGTCAGCAAGTATTTTGTTATTTACTTCTTTCCGGTGAGCTTTATCCTTTGCTCTACGCTCTTCTTCTTCCTTGATTCTTTTTTCTTCTGCTATTCTGGCTTGCTCTTTTGCTTCAGCCTCGCGCCGGATTCGTTCAGCCTCCTCCTGTGCTTTTCGGCGTTCTGCTTCAATTGCCGCCTGCTTTTCTCTTTCAGCTCGTTCTGCTGCCTCTTTTGTTTCGCGCTGTGCTCGTTGCTCGGCTTCAATGCGTTCACGCTCTGCACGTTCCGCTGCGGCCTTAGCTTCTGCTTCTCGCCTTGCTGCTGCTTCAATTTCGGCTTTTGCCTTTGCTTCGGCTTCAGCTCTGGCTTTCTCTTCAGCTTCTCTTTTTAAGCGTTCTTCATGCTCTCGCTTTTCCTGCTCCGCTTTGAGTCTTGCCTCTTCTCTTTGGCGGTCAAATTCGCGATCCATCAAAATCGCTATTTCATGGTCAGACTCAATTTGCTTTGCGAGAGCTTCAGCTGCTGCCTTAGCTTCTTCTTCAGCTTTAATTCGCGCCTGTTCCTCTTCATAATCAGTAAGAGGCTGGCGTGCCTTGGCTTTCAGCTCATCAAGGCGATCGCGCACTGTCTTGCGGTTGGCATCAATTAGCTTTGGAATTTCCTTCAGTTCAGCAACAAGGTCTTTTCCAAGACCATCGAGATATGTTTTCGTCTGCGCAACTTTATACGCCAGAGAAGCGATCTCCTTTCTGCCCTTTGCCGTTGTGATATCAGGCACAAAGGACATAACTTCACGTTCAACCTTTTGAAGGATTTCTTCAATCTGGTCGGCAGACTGAAATACAGTCATTGCATTTGCTTTTTCAATAACAACTAAATCTGTTACTTCACTCATATATCCTCCGTCAAAAAAATTGCCCTCACACCGGAGGGCAAAGAAGATTTCCAATAATCAGAACAAGTCGGCTCCTGTTTGGTTACGAGCGACATTGCTCCGTGTATTCACTCGTTGGAATGAATACACAGTGCTTATTCGTCATGCATTTCAGGTAATTCTTCGTATTCGACGCCCCATACGAGTTTACACCAACTAACTCGCTCATATCTTTTACAAAAATCAGACCACATAACTTGGGTTCCATCATGGTTTGTTATTACTTCTGTAATATCACCAGCACTAACAAAACTGGTATTAGAAGCAGTTATTTTTACTTTCATTACTTATCTCCAAGAGCATTTGCAGCCTCTTTTGCTTTGTGAATCCATAGCAGAGCCATGTAGTACACAGCCTTTTCGTCGGCTCCTGTGATATCTTGCTCTGCCATCCATTTTGTAAATTCAACTGCGTTCATATTCACCTCTGTTGTTTGTGCCAAAAATAAAGGCCGACTATGCGGCCTAGTAGAATACCCAATTTTCTGTTTCTTGGTTGTGTCCAAAGTTATATTCAATATCTGGTGTTGATGTATCAATATTTTTCATCCCATCAACAAGAGTTGATACAACAGCCAAATCTTGTTTTATCCTCATTAAATGGTATTTCTTCCGGCGCAATAAACTTTCAATAGCAAGTTTCTTCGTTGGGAATGCAAAAGATCTTTCTGCATTTTTTGCTACTTTCTTAATTGCATATCTATTTCTCCTTTGTTTCCATTCCTGTAACCACTGATTTGGTGCTGGTTTAAAATTAACAATCCAATGCGCAGGAACCAACCATGCATAATGCTCTGTCTGATGAAAAGCTATATATTGAAGTGCGAATATTTTGATTCCATCTTCTTCAACTGTCGCTTGGAATCTCCAGAAAACAGGCATTCCCTCATGTTCAGTTTCTGATTCAGGAAAAGGTACGCTCCATGATTTTGTCATATCTCACCTCAAATAAGTGGTTTGCTTGCAATAAAAAACCCGTCTTGGACGGGTTGATTACCATTTCTTTTTGGGGTTTCGTTGATGGGCGTGATTGACAACTTTAAACATTGCATCTCCACCAGAATTATTGTCAATCTCTGTCTTTTCGTGAGCTACTGCTAATTCAGCTGCTTTTTCACCCCTCACGGCAGCCAATCCTCCTTTTTCCAAAATCTCTGCCTTTCTCTCCTCCCGGCTCTTGTTTTCCTTCTCTGCTCTTTCTGCCTTCCTGGCCTCTCTGCGGCGGTTCCTGCTATTATCTCTCGCTGGCTTGATTGTTATGCTAGGCTTCATTTTTACCTCGCTGTAATTAGTTTTTGCCTTCTGTAACCAGCAGCATACAGTGCAACTTCAGGCAAACAAACGCTTCCGCTATTCGCATCTGTATTTGATTTGCTAATGATGCCGAGTGATATTGCTTTTTCAGAAATGCTTAAACGCTTTCTCGGGGCTTCCTGAACAGGTTCCTCACTGTCTGTGCCGAAGATCGAATCGATGATGTTGCATATAGCATCACGCTCGATAGCCAGCTTTCTGCGCCGCTCATGACGGCGAGTTTTGGCATTTCCTGCAAATGTTGATTTTCCGTACACGATTACCGTCATGATATTTTCCTCATGTGAAATGGCTTTGGTGGTAATGCGCCAGATGCTGATCTTCTGGTTGCTGTCGTTGCTGCTGCAATTCACATCACCGCCAAACCCATCTCGTTTGGTATCTGTTTGCGCTTTGTCAGCGCCCCATCGAAGTTAAAGAGCCTGCCAATCTGTTCCGTTTGGCTTCCAGCTTCCTGCTGATGTGTTTAGTATCACCGCTAGTGGTATTTGTGTCAACACCGCCAGAGATAATTTATCACCGCAGATGGTTATCTGTATGTTTTTTATATGGATTTATTTTTTGCAGGGGTGAATTGTTAGGTAGGTGAGGGATCAGAATTGCACTGTTTAGCAAGTTGTATCTATTAGTTTTCCAATAAATACAAATGGTTATGTGTTGTTGGGAAAGGGGAGCGAGAGGCAAAGAAAACCCGGCGCTGAGGCCGGGTTGTGAGGAATTAATTACAGAGCAAAGAGATCATGCATTAGGTTGCTGTTCATCTGGTGGTTGAATTGATACGGCTCCAATTCCTTCTTGATCTCGTTCAGGTGTTGTTCCGCTTTTTTTGCCAGATCGTGACCTTCTTGGATCTGGCTTTCCAACATCTTGTTGAGAATTTCCATCTCCGGTTGCAGATTCTTCGGCATTAGCTTTTTCCTCTTTTTGTAGATACGTTGTACAATCAATAACCCTCGGCTTTCCAAATGTTGGAATGTCACCATTATGAATTTTGTCACAGAAAAGATTATAGAGTATTTCTGTTATACCTTTAGGATGCTCAACACACTTGAAAAGTTCCTTGGCTTCTTTTCTGTCTATAACAAATCCATGTGAAGGATATGAGGCTATTAGTTTGCCTAACGCCCCTTCTTTTAGGCTGCTTGGTTTGTCTGCTAATCGTTGGCCATAAGTGATAGCTATACTCATTGCGCGCTGATGTTCACCAAGCTTTATTGGATCTATCTGTGCGGCCATAGGTGCTATCAACGCTTCTGTAAGTCTGGTCGCGATATCAGCAGACATTTTAGTACTTATCTGATTTTCGTATCTTATCTTAACAAGGTGTGAGTTAAACGCTGAAATAGAGCGTTCCTTTAGAGCATCAAGAGCTGTCATGATAGCTAAACCAGAACTCATCTCACCTATTTCATCGTTTTTTTTCAGTTGGATATCTAATGGCCCAAGCTCCCCCATGTCACCAATAACAAGTTTATTGGCTGCTATAGCTATTAGTGTACCAGCACTTTTGCATGGTCCAACAACTAAAAGTGTTACCGTTTCATAATGGTGTTGTAGAGCTCTACCTATACGATAACCTGCATTTGGATCACCGCCATAAGTAGCAACACAGAAGATAACATTCTCTTTTAATCCATGTTGTGACTTACGTTTCTTGATTTCATTGGTGAGATCAAGATAACCATCACGATGAATATCGCCTGTATACACATAAACATCATGATTTTCAATAGAATTCATTCGTTAAACTCCCTGCTGTGGTTACGATGAATGTATTCATGTTGAAGCTAAGCTATAGCGGCTTGTCATCATCACCAATCTGGCGGAATTGACTGCTCATAAATCACAATTGGAATTACCCAAACGTCTCTTCAGGCCATTGACTGGCGATAACCTTGCCTACAATGTTGCAGTTCTCATTGCATGGGATGATTGGAAACTGCGGGTTAAGTGGTTGCAAAAACACTTGCCCACTATCTTTGATCAGTTTTTTGAATGTGAATTCATCACCACCAAGTCTAGCGATACAGAAATCACCAGGATCAACAGGTTGTTCAGGGTCAACCAAGATTAACATTCCATCAGGAAAGCTTGGTTTCGATCCTGCCGGAGCTGTCATTGAGTTGCCTTCAACCTCAAGCCAGAATGCAGAATCACTGGCTTTTTTGGTTGTGCTTACCCATCTCTCCGCATCACCTTTGGTAAAGGTTCTAAGCTCAGGCGAGAACATCCCGGCCTGAACATGAGAAAAAACAGGGTACTCATACTCACTTCTGAGTGATGGCTGCATACTAACCGCTTCATACATCTCGTAGATTTCTCTGGCGATTGAAGGGCTAAATTCTTCAACGCTAACGTTGAGAATTTTTGCAAGCAATGCAGCGTTATAAGCATTTAATGCATTGACGCCATTAAATAAAGCTCCAACACCTGACTGCCCCATCCCCATCTTGTCTGCGACAGATTCCTGAGATAAGCCAAGTTCATTTTTCTTTTTTTCATAAATAGCTTTAAGGCGACGTGCGTCCTCAAGCTGCTCTTGTGTTAATGGTTTCTTTTTTGCGCTCATACGTTAAATCTATCACCGCAAGGGATAAATATCTAACACCGTGCGTGTTGACTATTTTACCTCTAGCGGTGATAATGATTGCATGTACTAAGGAGGTTGTATGGAACAACGCATAACCCTGAAAGATTATGCAATGCGCTTTGGTCAAACCAAGACGGCTAAAGATCTCGGCGTATATCAAAGCGCGATCAACAAGGCCATTCATGCAGGCCGAAAGATTTTTTTAACTATAAACGCTGATGGAAGCGTTTATGCGGAAGAAATAAAGCCCTTCCCAAGCAACAAAAAAACAACTGCATAAGTAACACCGCTCTTTATCAATCTGCACCGCCGACAACGCGGTAACTAATTAAGCACTCATCGAAAGATGAGTATTAGTGATTATTTACCTATGGAAATAGTAAGAAATGGAACAAACAAGTTACAGCAAACTATCACAGCGCGACGTTGATCGCGCTGAAACAGATTTACTCATCAACCTGTCAACGCTTACCCAGCGCGGTCTGGCAAAGATGATTGGTTGTCATGAATCGAAGATAAGCAGAACGGACTGGAGATTTATTGCTTCGGTCTTGTGTGCTTTCGGAATGGCATCAGACATCAGTCCGATTAGCAGGGCTTTTAAGTATGCGCTTGATGGACTCACCAATAAAAAACGCCCGGTGTGCAAGACCGAGCGTTCTGATCAAATACAAATGGAATTTTAACAACATCCAACGAGGTAATTATATGCGAAACAAAGGCTTTAATCCACCTGATACACACAAAGAAGCTAAGCGTTTGCGCTTCCTTCGTTCCATTGATGAAAGAACTCAAATCTCTTTTGTGAAAGTTGCCAGAACTGAGCTTCTGAAGGCTGAGGCGAGGGCGTTGCTCCCGTCTCTACCAAAAGAGGAGGGATATACGTTCATTCCAAACGCATTTCTGGAAAAGCTGCTCAAAGAAGACATATCCGTAAGTCAGTTTAACGATGTTCTTAAGGTCTTTCGTCAAGGCAGGTAGTTATGAGCAATACAGCAAAAATCTACGATTTCAGCGCCGCACACGAGCGCAGGAGCAACAGGATGGAGAACCAGAAAACTGGTTACATTCCGTTGTACCGGAGCATTCTGAAACAGTCATGGGCGAAAGATGTTTATCTTCGCACCCTGTGGGAAAACCTTCTCCTGAATGCCGCCAGAAAGCCATACAAAGCGAATTTCAAAGGTCATGAATGGCATCTGCAACCCGGTCAACTGGTTGTGACAGCAGCTGATTTAGGTCTTCAGTTATGCGACAGGCATGGCAAGCCGGCAAGCCGTGATCAGGTTGAGCGGATGCTTCAGGTTTTTGTGAAAGAGGGGATGATCACCATTGATGGAGAGAAGCAAAAAGGTCGTGTGATCACCATCACAAATTACCATGAATATGCTCAAAAAATGGACAATTCACCCGCACATGAAGCCGCACAAACAACCGCACATGATGCCGCACATGATGAAGCCAGTAATGGCGCGGCTTTCAGCGTACATGCCGCACATGAAAGCGCACATGAAGCCGCACAAACAACCGCACATCATGAACAAGAAGGTATTAACAAGAATATAAATAATACCCCCCTACCCCCCAATGGGGGAGGCGATGGGCAGGTTAAACATGAACGTCGCAAGGCAGAACGAATCGACTACGAATCCTTCCTGAACGCCTACAACACCGAAGTCGGTGACAGACTGCCACACGCTGTTGCGGTCAACGAGAAACGCAAACGCCGCCTGAAGAAAATCATCCCGCAACTGAAAACGCCAAACGTGGACGGTTTCAGAGCGTATGTCAGGGCGTTTGTACATCAGGCCAAGCCGTTTTACTTCGGAGACAACGACACTGGCTGGACGGCAGATTTTGATTACCTGCTGAGGGAAGATTCGTTAACGGGAGTACGGGAAGGGAAGTTTGCAGACAGGGGGATAGCATGAGACAGGATATCGAAGCGAGCGTTATCGGTGGCCTGCTGATTGGTGGATTAACACCAACTGCCAGTGACGTTCTGGCAACGCTGGAGCCGGAAGCGTTTTCAATTCCGCTCTACCGGAAAGCCTTCGAGGTTATCCGCAAGCAGGCGAGAAACAGAAACCTAATCGACGCGCTGATGGTTGCCGAGGCGTGCGGAGAGGAGCATTTCACGTCAATCCTGATGACCAGCAAAAACTGCCCGAGTGCCGCAAACCTGAAGGGATATGCCGGAATGGTCGCGGATAACTATCACCGCCGTCTGGTGCTGGAAATCATGGATGAAATGCGTGAACCAATTCAGAGCGGAACCATCGACGCATCGAGTCAGGCGATGGATGAGCTTGTAAAGCGTCTCTCAGCCATCAGAAAGCCCCGTGACGAGGTAAAACCTGTACGGTTAGGGGAAATCATTACTGACTACACTGACACGCTTGACAGGCGTCTGAGGAACGGAGAAGAGTCAGATACCCTGAAGACCGGAATCGAAGAACTTGATGCCATCACCGGAGGGATGAACGCGGAAGACCTGGTGATAATCGCTGCTCGTCCTGGTATGGGGAAAACCGAACTGGCGCTGAAGATTGCCGAAGGCGTTGCAAGCCGCGTTATTCCTGGTTCTGACGTCCGGCGCGGAGTATTGATTTTCTCAATGGAAATGAGCGCATTGCAGATTGCAGAGCGAAGCATTGCCAACGCCGGGAGGATGTCGGTTAGCGTACTGCGAAATCCTGCATCAATGGATGACGAGGGCTGGGCACGCGTTGCTAACGGCATGAATCAGCTTGCGGATTTGGATGTATGGGTAGTCGATGCATCGCGGTTATCGGTCGAGGAAATACGCTCAATCGCAGAACGGCACAAACAGGAAAATCCAAACCTGTCACTCATCATGGCGGATTATCTTGGCCTGATTGAGAAGCCGAAAGCAGACCGCAACGACCTCGCAATTGCTCACATCTCCGGAAGCCTGAAGGCGATGGCGAAAGACCTGAAAACACCGGTTATCTCCCTGAGTCAGCTTTCGCGCGATGTTGAGAAGCGACCAAACAAACGCCCGACAAACGCAGATTTGCGTGATTCAGGAAGCATTGAGCAGGACGCAGACTCAATCATCATGCTCTATCGGGAAGCGGTATATGACGAGAACAGTAGCGCCGCACCATTTGCTGAAATCATCGTGACGAAAAACCGTTTTGGCTCGCTTGGTACGGTTTACCAGCGGTTCTGCAACGGACACTTTGTGGCATGTGACCAGGATGAAGCCAGACAGATTTGCACAGCATCAAATGCACCTGCTGCGCGTGGCAGACGATATGCACAAGGGGCTGACGTATGACCATCTACATCACTGAGCTAATAACAGGCCTGCTGGTAATCGCAGGCCTTTTTATTTGGGGGAGAGGGAAGTCATGAAAAAACTAACCTTTGAAATTCGATCTCCAGCACATCAGCAAAACGCTATTCACGCAGTACAGCAAATCCTTCCAGACCCAACCAAACCAATCGTAGTAACCATTCAGGAACGCAACCGCAGCTTAGACCAAAACAGGAAGCTATGGGCCTGCTTAGGTGACGTCTCTCGTCAGGTTGAATGGCATGGTCGCTGGCTGGATGCAGAAAGCTGGAAGTGCGTTTTTACAGCAGCATTAAAGCAGCAGGACGTTGTTCCTAACCTTGCCGGGAATGGCTTTGTGGTAATAGGCCAGTCAACCAGCAGGATGCGTGTAAGCGAATTTGCGGAGCTATTAGAGCTTATACAGGCATTCGGTACAGAGCGTGGCGTTAAGTGGTCAGACGAAGCGCGACTAGCTCTCGAATGGAAAGCGCGATGGGGAGATCGGGCTGCATGACTATCAAATCAAATACGCCAGCACACGACAAGGACTGCTGGCAAACGCCGCTTTGGCTTTTTGATGCACTGGATATTGAGTTTGGATTCTGGCTGGATTCAGCTGCGAGCGACAAAAACGCTCTGTGCGCTCACTGGCTAACTGAGGCTGACGACGCGCTAAATTCTGAGTGGATAAGCCACGGTGCAATCTGGAATAACCCACCGTACAGCAATATCAGGCCGTGGGTGGAAAAAGCCGCTGAGCAGTGCATACAACAGCGACAGACGGTAGTGATGCTTGTGCCAGAGGATATGTCAGTCGGATGGTTCAGCAAGGCTCTGGAGAGTGTCGACGAAGTTCGCATTATCACTGATGGACGGATTAATTTTATCGAACCATCGACGGGGCTGGAGAAGAAGGGAAACAGCAAAGGCTCCATGCTGCTGATTTGGCGACCGTTTATCAGTCCTCGACGGATGTTTACTACCGTATCCAAAGCGGCATTGATGGCGATCGGGCAGGGCGTCAGGAGGGCGGCATGAGGCGACAGCGACGAAGTTTCACCGACATCATCTGCGAAAACTGCAAATACCTTCCAACGAAACGCTCCAGAAATAAACGCAAGCCAATCCCAAAAGAATCTGACGTAAAAACCTTCAACTACACGGCTCACCTGTGGGATATCCGGTGGCTAAGACATCGTGCGAGGAAATGACAATGGATTATTCACAGTTAAGTGATTTTGAAATTAACGTGGCGGTATTCGAAGCCATTCATAACGGATCACCGGATTACAAAGAAGGTGAGAATGGCGATATGGTGTTTGTCTCATTTGAGGGAGACATTGTAAACGGAGACGCAGTTGAAGTAGAAGTTGAGCGCGGATCATTTAACCCATGCGTAAACCCAGCAGACGCATGGCCGATTATTGAAAAATACAGGATTAGCATTATCAATCTCGATGAAGACGAGTGGGGTGCACGCGGTGTGGCCTACTGTAAATCTAAGCGAGCTATACATGAAAATCCCCTCCGCGCCGCCATGATTGTCTTTCTCATGATGCAGAGAATCCAATAATGCTTAGCCCATCCCAATCCCTTCAATACCAGAAAGAAAGCGTCGAGCGAGCTTTAACGTGTGCTAACTGCGGTCAGAAGCTGCATGTACTGGAAGTTCACGTGTGTGAGCACTGTTGCGCAGAACTTATGAGTGATCCGAATAGCTCAATGTACGAGGAAGAAGATGATGGCTAAACCAGCGCGAAGACGATGTAAAAACGAAGAATGTCGGGAATGGTTTCACCCTGCATTCGCTAATCAGTGGTGGTGCTCTCCAGAGTGTGGAACAAAGATAGCACTCGAACGACGAAGCAAAGAACGCGAAAAAGCGGAAAAAGCAGCAGAGAAGAAACGACGACGAGAGGAGCAGAAACAGAAAGATAAACTTAAGATTCGAAAACTCGCCTTAAAGCCCCGCAGTTACTGGATTAAACAAGTCCAACAAGCCGTAAACGCCTTCATCAGAGAAAGAGACCGCGACTTACCATGTATCTCATGCGGAACGATCACGTCTGCTCAGTGGGATGCCGGACATTACCGGACAACTGCTGCGGCACCTCAACTCCGATTTGATGAACGCAATATTCACAAGCAATGCGTGGTGTGCAACCAGCACAAAAGCGGAAATCTCGTTCCGTATCGCGTCGAACTGATTAGCCGTATCGGGCAGGAAGCAGTAGACGAAATCGAATCAAACCATAACCGCCATCGCTGGACTGTCGAAGAGTGCAAGGCGATCAAGGCAGAGTACCAACAGAAACTCAAAGACCTGCGAAATAGCAGAAGTGAGGCCGCATGACGTTCTCAGTAAAAACCATTCCAGACATGCTCGTTGAAGCATACGGAAACCAGACAGAAGTAGCACGCAGACTGAAATGTAGTCGCTGTACGGTCAGAAAATACGTTGATGATAAAGACGGGAAAATGCACGCCATCGTCAACGACGTTCTTATGGTTCATCGCGGATGGAGTGAAAGAGATGCGCTATTACGAAAGAATTGATGGCAGCAAATACCGAAATATTTGGGTAGTTGGCGATCTGCACGGATGCTACACGAACCTGATGAAAAAACTGGAGACGATAGGATTCGACACCAAAAAAGACCTGCTTATCTCGGTTGGCGATTTGGTCGATCGCGGTACAGAGAACGTCGAATGCCTGGAATTAATCACATTCCCCTGGTTCAGAGCTGTACGTGGAAACCATGAGCAAATGATGATTGATGGCTTATCAGAGCGAGGAAACGTCAATCACTGGATGCTTAATGGCGGTGGCTGGTTCTTTAATCTCGATTACGACAAAGAAATTCTGGCTAAAGCTCTTGCCCATAAAGCAGATGAACTTCCGTTAATCATCGAACTGGTGAGCAAAGATAAAAAATATGTCATCTGCCACGCCGATTATCCTTGTGACGAATACGAGTTTGGAAAGCCAGTTGATCATCAGCAGGTAATCTGGAACCGCGAACGAATCAGCAACTCACAAGACGGGATCGTGAAAGAAATCAAAGGCGCGGACACGTTCATCTTTGGTCATACGCCAGCAGTGAAACCACTCAAATTTGCCAACCAGATGTATATCGATACTGGGGCAGTGTTCTGCGGAAATCTCACATTGATTCAGGTACAGGGAGAAGGCGCATGAGACTCGAAAGCGTGGCTAAATTTCATTCGCCAAAAAGCCCGATGATGAGTGACTCACCACGGGCCACGGCTTCTGACTCTCTTTCCGGTACTGATGTGATGGCTGCTATGGGGATGGCGCAATCACAAGCCGGATTCGGAATGGCTGCATTCTGTGGTAAGCACGAACTCAGCCAGAACGACAAACAAAAGGCTATCAACTATCTGATGCAATTTGCACACAAGGTATCGGGGAAATACCGTGGTGTGGCAAAGCTCGAAGGAAATACTAAGGCAAAGGTACTGCAAGTGCTCGCAACATTCGCTTATGCGGATTATTGCCGTAGTGCCGCGACGCCTGGCGCAAGATGCAGAGATTGTCACGGTACAGGCCGTGCGGTTGATATAGCAAAAACAGAGCAGTGGGGGAGAGTTGTTGAGAAAGAATGCGGAAGATGCAAAGGTGTCGGCTATTCAAGGATGCCAGCAAGCGCCGCATATCGCGCTGTGACGATGCTAATCCCAAATCTTACCCAACCCACCTGGTCACGCACTGTTAAGCCGCTGTATGACGCTCTGGTGGTGCAATGCCACAAAGAAGAGTCAATCGCAGACAACATTTTGAATGCGGTCACACGTTAGCAGCATGATTGCCACGGATGGCAACATATTAACGGCATGATATTGACTTTTTGAATAAAGTTGGGTAAATTTGACCCAACGATGGGTTAATTCGCTCGTTGTGGTAGTGAGATAAAAAGAGGCGGCGCTTACTACCGATTCCGCCTAGTTGGTCACTTCGACGTATCGTCTGGAACTCCAACCATCGCAGGCTGAGAGGTCTGCAAAATGCAATCCCGAAACAGTTCGCAGGTAATAGTTAGAGCCTGCATAACGGTTTCGGGATTTTTTATATCTGTGCAACAGGTAAGAGCATTCTCCTTTATGGGGCTTGGTTTAAATGCATTGAGTGCTCTTTCCGTTGTGCTGAATTAAGCGAATACCGGAAGCAGAACCGGATCACCAAATGCGTACAGGCGTCATCGCCGCCCAGCAACAGCACAACCCAAACTGAGCCGTATCCACTGGCTATCCTGAATTCATCAGTGATAGTTACGCTGCGGCCTTCTACACATGATCTTCGTGAAAGCGGGTGACAGGAGGTCGCGCTAACAACCTCCTGCCGTTTTGCCCGTGCATATCGGTCACGAACAAATCTGATTACTAAACACAGTAGCCTGGATTTGTTCTATCAGTAATCGACCTTATTCCTAATTAAATAGAGCAAATCCCCTTATTGGGGGTAAGACATGAAGATGCCAGAAAAACATGACCTGTTAGCCGCCATTCTCGCGGCAAAGGAACAAGGCATCGGGGCAATCCTTGCGTTTGCAATGGCGTACCTTCGCGGCAGATATAATGGCGGTGCGTTTACAAAAACAGTAATCGACGCAACGATGTGCGCCATTATCGCCTGGTTCATTCGTGACCTTCTCGACTTCGCCGGACTAAGTAGCAATCTCGCTTATATAACGAGCGTGTTCATCGGCTACATCGGTACTGACTCGATTGGTTCGCTTATCAAACGCTTCGCTGCTAAAAAAGCCGGAGTAGAAGATGGTGGAAATCAATAATCAACGTAAGGCGTTCCTCGATATGCTGGCGTGGTCAGAGGGAACAGATAACGGACGACAGAAAACCAGAAATCACGGTTATGACGTCATTGTTGGCGGAGAGCTATTCACTGATTACTCCGATCACCCTCGCAAACTTGTCACGCTAAACCCCAAACTCAAATCAACAGCAGCCGGACGTTACCAGCTTCTTTCCCGTTGGTGGGATGCTTACCGTAAGCAGCTTGGCCTGAAAGACTTCTCTCCCAAAAGCCAGGACGCTGTTGCGCTGCAGCAGATTAAGGAGCGTGGCGCTTTGCCGATGATTGATCGCGGTGATATCCGTCAGGCTATCGACCGTTGCAGCAATATATGGGCTTCACTGCCGGGCGCTGGTTATGGCCAGTTCGAGCATAAGGCTGACAGCCTGATTGCAAAATTCAAAGAGGCTGGCGGAACGGTCAGAGAGATTGAGGTATGAGCAGAGTCACCGCGATTATCTCCGCTCTGGTTATCTGCATCATCGTCTGCCTGTCATGGGCTGTTAATCATTACCGTGATAACGCCATCGCCTACAAAGAACAGCGCGATAAAAAAGTCAGTGAGCTGAAGCAGGCGACCGCCACCATTACTGACATGCAGCAGCGCCAGCGTTCTGCTGATGCACTCGATGCTAAATACACGAAGGAGTTAGCTGATGCGAAAACTGAAAATGATGCTCTTCGGCGCAAGCTTGATAATGGTGGCAGGGTGCTCGTCAAAGGAAAATGCCCTGTGCCATCCTCAGCCGAAACCTCCAGCGCCTCCGGCATGGGCAATGATGCCACCGTCGAACTCTCTCCAGTTGCTGGACGAAACGTTCTCGGTGTCCGGGACGGAATTATCCGCGACCAAACAGCACTGAGAACGCTTCAGGAATACATCAGGACGCAATGCCTTCGATGATAGCGATAATTTTACTCATCATCCTTCACATCTGGCTCTGTAGACAGGGTGGTGATCACTTCTGGAGTAAATCCAGATTAAACATCTCATTGCTGATGCTTGATATTGAGCATCTGGCGCGCGGTAAGGGGCAGCGTTGAGATAAGAGCCAGTCATCACAAACACCAGGATTTAGCTTCGCATTCGCGGGGTTTTTTATTCCCAACTCCATAGGTAATTTTATGACCCAGCATATTGGCGTAAAACTGATTAACGCCTTTCCGATGACGAGACAGGCATATAACGATTTTCGTGGCTGGCAGCTTCCTGCCGGAGAAAACGGCGAGGATGAAGGCTATCTGGTTGAATATCTGGATGGCGGAAAACCTAACACCGATCGCTTTGATGGCTACGTTAGCTGGAGTCCAAAAGAAGTATTCGAAAAGGCTTATCGTCCGGTATCAGGGTTAAGTTTCGGCCTTGCCATGGAAGCGTTAAAACAGGGCAAAAGTTTGCAGCGGGCAGGATGGAATGGGAAAGACCAGTTTGTTTATCTCGTGAAAGGGGAAAAATTAGCGTCTGCGTTGGGTTATGGCTTTGGCGAATATGTTGGCGAGCCAACTTTCAATGACACGCTTGTATTGAAAAACTCACAGAACCGCCTTGCTACATGGGTTCCATCCATTGGCGACCTGATGGCTGAAGACTGGCAAATCATTTAACCATGTAGGCATTACAAAGCCTATCTACGGGTGGGCTTGATAATGAAACCGGAGTTAATTTCTGGTCACTAATTAACGGCAGTACAGCGAAACAACCCAAGCCAGTAAGTGGGGAAATAACACTGGCAGCCACTGAAAGATGAACCTCCAGCCTGATGGCAAAAAAGATTCTTTGTGGTGGCGGACTGATGGAAAGACATCCTAATCAAGCAACCACTCCACAGGGACATAATTATGAACGACCAGCAAATCGAAAAAGAAATCGTTGAGAAAGGCAAAACGGCACCGCGAATCACCCCGCAGCACATCGAAGACGTGATTAAAAGCGAGCATTACTTTACTGCTTATGATGGACGAAATGGTGCCATTTCCAGCAACGAATATTGTGGCAGAGAAAAACCAGAAGAAGGCGATCGTGATTTATCACCATTGAAGTTGCTCACTTTCTGCGTACTGGTGCTGAAGAATGGCTTCACCGTCACCGGAGAGAGTGCCTGTGCAAGCCCTGAAAATTTTGATGCAGAAATTGGTCGGAAGATTGCCCGGCAAAATGCTGTAAACAAAATCTGGATGCTCGAAGGTTACTTGCTGAAGCAGAAGCTAAGCGAACAGTAGTTATTACAAAAGCCATTCCCTACAGAGTGGCTTTGATAATGGCTTATACCCTACACGGGATAACTTAACTGATATCCCTTTTAACGGATAAACGGAGCCAACAATGGCAGAGATTATTCCCATGACTGAAGAACAGAAATTCCAGCTAGAGATTTACAAACTGGTCATGAACCAGAACGCAGCCGCAGAAGAAGCATTTCAGTTCATTGGCACTGACGAGCTGAAGCTTGAGCTATTCAAAATTCACTTCCAGTCAGGCGGCGCTAATTCAGATATCACGACCCGCACAATCGAAGCGGTGCGTAAATCGAAGGAAGCGTTAGACCTGTTCACTACCGGAGCATAAACATGGCAACTCAAGGTTTCGACAACCCATCCAAATTCCGCGATGAATGGGATAAGCAAGCAGAAGGGAAATAATCAATATGGCAGCACCAAAGGGCAACCGATTTTGGGAGGCCCGCAGTAGTCATGGGCGAAATCCTAAATTCGAATCGCCTGAGGCGCTGTGGGCTGCTTGTTGTGAATACTTCGAGTGGGCTGATGATAACCCGCTATGGGAGGGTAAGGTATTTTCATATCAGGGAGAAATAATTAAGGCTAATGTCCCTAAGATGCGAGCCATGACTATTTCAGGATTGTGTACCTTCCTTGATATCACCAGGCAAACATGGGGAACCTTCCGGTCAATGGAAGGTTTTTCTGACGTCACATCACGAGCGGAAGACATCATCTACGACCAGAAATTCTCTGGCGCAGCCGCTGACCTTCTCAACGCTAACATCATCGCCCGTGATTTGGGCCTCAAAGAGCAGTCGCAAGTTGAAGACGTGACACCTGATAAGGGAGATCGCGATAAGCGGCGCTCTCGTATCAAGGAGCTATTCAACCGTGGAACTGGACGCGATTCTTGATAACTTGAGCGACGAAGAGCAAATCGAATTGCTCGAGCTACTCGAAGAAGAAGAGAACTACCGTAACACACACCTGCTATATGAATTTACGCCATACAGCAAACAGCGTGAGTTCATCGACGCCGGGCATGACTATCCAGAGCGATGTTTTATGGCTGGTAACCAGCTTGGTAAGTCATTTACTGGTGCTGCTGAAGTCGCGTTTCACCTTACCGGGCGTTACCCGGGCACAAAAGGCTATCCTGCTGATGGTAAATATGGCGGTGAGTGGAAAGGTAAGCGTTTCTATGAGCCTGTTGTCTTCTGGATTGGCGGCGAGACAAACGAGACTGTAACCAAAACGACTCAACGCATCCTGTGTGGTCGTATCGAAGAGAATGATGAGCCAGGCTACGGTTCCATACCTAAAGAAGACATCATTAGCTGGAAGAAGTCTCCTTTCTTTCCGAACCTTGTTGATCATCTTCTGGTTAAGCATCACACGGCTGATGGCGTTGAAGATGGCATTTCAATCTGCTACTTCAAACCATACTCGCAAGGCCGCGCTCGCTGGCAGGGTGACACAATCCACGGCGTGTGGTTTGACGAAGAGCCACCATACAGCATTTATGGCGAAGGTCTTACCCGTACCAACAAATACGGGCAATTCTCAATTCTGACGTTTACCCCGCTGATGGGGATGTCTGACGTTGTTACCAAGTTCCTGAAGAATCCCAGCAAGTCGCAGAAAGTGGTCAACATGACCATCTATGACGCTGAGCACTACACAGACGAACAGAAAGAGCAAATCATCGCATCCTATCCCGAGCATGAGAGAGAGGCGCGTGCTCGCGGTATTCCTACGATGGGTAGCGGTCGAATCTTCCAGATACCGGAAGAGACGATTAAGTGTCAGCCGTTCGAGTGTCCTGATCACTTCTACGTCATCAATGCAATGGACTTCGGATGGGATCACCCACAGGCACATATCCAGCTTTGGTGGGATAAAGACGAGGACGTGATTTATCTTTCTCGCGTCTGGAAGGCCAAACAGAAGAAGGCGACAGAGGCATGGAGTGCTGTTAAAGCATGGAGCAAAAACACCCCTACGGCTTGGCCTCATGACGGGCATCAGCACGAAAAGGGAGGCGGCGCTCAGCTCAAGGAACAATACGCCGAAGCTGGGTTCGACATGTTGCCAGATCATGCAACATGGCCTGATGGAGGTAATGCGGTCGAACCCGGGATAGCAGAGATACGCGACATGATGCTCGACGGTCGTTTCAAGGTATTTAACACCTGCGAGCCATTCTTTGAAGAGTTTCGCCTGTATCACCGCGATGAGAACGGGAAGATCGTCAAGCTAAATGACGACATCCTTTCTGCTGTTCGCTATGGCTACATGATGAGGCGTTTTGCAATACAGATGCGAGACATCAAAGATCCTAAAGATATTGATTACTCAAGCTACAACATACCTTGCGGAGTTGGATGATGGCTGATGATAGAAAGATGACTGACTGGCATCGCAAGGTGCTGTGCAACTTTGATAATGCCTGGTCAGCAACGCAGGATATGCGTGAGCAGATTATTGAGGCTCAACGTTTCGTCCGGGTATCCGGCGCACAGTGGGAAGGCAGCACAAACGCTGGTTACTCATTTGATGAAGGCAGGTTTGAGCATTATCCGCGTTTTGAACTGAATAAGATTGCCCGTGAATGTGATCGCATCATTGGCGAGTATCGACAGAATCGCATCAGCGTTAAATTCAGACCGAAGGACGATAAGGCATCGGAAGCGTTAGCCGAAAAGATGAACGGCAAATTCCGCGCTGATTATCAGGAAACATCCGGTGGCGAAGCGTGTGATAACGCATTTGATGATGCTGTAACGGGTGGATTCGGTTGTTTCCGCATGTGTGCCGATTACGAAGATGAAATGGATCCGAGTAACGAGCAACGCCGTATAAGCCTTCTCCCGGTTTACGACCCAGCAACATGCGTCTTCTTCGATCAGGACAGCAAGCAATATGACCGCTCTGATGCTATGTGGGCTATGGAAATGTTCTCCATGACGCCTAAAGCGTTCGAGGCTGAATACCCTGATTCCACCGCGGCAAGCCTTTCTCGTGATGACACTGGCACTCAATATGACTGGTCAACGACCGATGCCATCTATGTTGGTCGCTACTACGAAGTTCGCATAGAGAAGGTGAAGCTCACAGCATGGCGTAACCCTGTTAGCGGAGAAACGGCAATCTATGATGAAGAGCAAATCAAAGATATTGTCGACGAGCTGACCGATGGTGCATTCGAACTGATTGGTGAGCGGACAGTGAAGAAACGCCGAGTTTATTGCGGTCTTCTGTCTGGCGCTGAATGGCTGGAAGAACCGAAGCGTATTCCGGGCGAACATATTCCTCTCATCCCGGTATATGGGCGTCGCTCATTTGTTGATAATCAGGAGCGAATTGAAGGACACGCAGCAAAAGCGATGGATGCACAGCGTCTTGAGAACCTGATGGTTTCCATGATTGCAGATAACGCTACTCAGGCTGGCGGTGATGGCATTCCTGTAGTTGATGTTGACATGATTCCTGGTCCTCTCGCCACTCATTGGGCGGAGCGCAACAAAAAGCGCCCGGCGTTCCTGCCGATGGTCAGTCTGAAAAACAAAAACGGAGATATTACTGCGCAGGCTCAGGTCAGCAGTTATACGCCTCCGACACAAATGCCTCCAGCTCTTGCCGGGCTATTGCAGTACACCGGAACGGCTATTCAGCAAATTACAGGTGCGTCGCAGCTTGAGAACATGCCGAGCAACGTCGCTACTGATACCGTTGATAGCATTTTTAACCGGATGGACACGCAGTCCTATATCTACATGGACAACATGGCTAAATCTATGCGTCGCGCTGGCGTTGTGTGGCTTTCTATGGCGCGTGAAGTCTATGGCAGCGATACGCCGATGCGTATCGTTAATGAGGACGGCAGCGATGACGTGGCGCTGATGACTGGTGAAGTGGTTGACCGTCAGACAGGGCAGGTTATCGCGCTTAACGACCTTTCGCAGGGTAACTATGAAGTGACTGTCGATGTCGGTCAGTCGTTCGCTACTCGCCGTGACGCAACGGTTAAGTCGTTACTTTCCATGCTGGCACTTATCCCACCAGGAACGCCGAAGCACGACCTTGTATCGTCGATGATTCTCGACAATATGGACGGCGAAGGGATGGACGACCTGAAAGAATACAACCGCAATCAGTTGCTTCTGTCTGGCGTTATCAAGCCGAGAACGCCTGAAGAACAGCAGATGGTTGAACAGGCGAAACAACAACAGGCCAGTCAGCCAGATCCGGCTATGGTTGCAGCGCAAGGTCAGCTTCTTGCTGGTCAGGCTGAATTGCAGAAAGCGCAGAACGAGCAGGCAGCCATTCAGGTTAAAGCATTCCAGGCACAGACGGATGCTCAGGTTGCAGCGTGAACCGCCCCGGAAATCCTGGAGACTAAACTCCCTGAGAAAGAGGTAAACAGGATGACTAAAAATACTCGTTTTTCCCCCGAAGTCCGTCAGCGGGCGATTCGTATGGTTCTGGAAAGTCAGGATGAATATGACTCACAGTGGGCGGCAATTTGTTCCATTGCCCCAAAGATTGGCTGTACGCCGGAGACTCTGCGTGTCTGGGTTCGCCAGCATGAGCGGGATACCGGGGGCGGTGATGGTGGGCTCACCAGCGCTGAACGTCAGCGTCTGAAAGAGCTGGAACGTGAAAAATCGTGAACTGCGCCGCAGTAACGATATCCTTCGCCAGGCTTCCGCTTATTTTGCGAAGGCGGAGTTCGACCGCCTCTGGAAAAAATGATGCCACTGCTGGATAAGCTGCGTGAGCAGTACGGGGTCGGACCGGTATGCAGCGAACTGCATATTGCCCCGTCAACGTATTACCATTGTCAGCAACAGCGACATCATCCGGATAAACGCAGTGCCCGTGCGCAGCACGATGACTGGCTGAAGAGAGAGATACAGCGCGTATACGATGAAAATCATCAGGTGTACGGTGTGCGTAAAGTCTGGCGTCAGTTGTTACGGGAAGGAATCAGGGTGGCCAGATGTACAGTGGCGCGCCTCATGGCGGTTATGGGACTTGCCGGTGTTCTCCGGGGTAAAAAGGTCCGCACTACCGTCAGCCGGAAAACCGTTGCCACAGGTGACCGCGTAAACCGTCAGTTCGTGGCAGAACGTCCTGACCAGCTGTGGGTGGCTGATTTTACTTACGTCAGCACATGGCAGGGCTTCGTCTATGTGGCGTTTATCATTGATGTGTTTGCCGGATACATCGTGGGGGGGCGGGTCTCATCGTCTATGGAAACGACATTCGTGCTGGATGCGCTGGAGCAGGCGTTGTGGGCCCGTCGTCCGTCTGGCACCATCCATTACAGCGATAAAGGCTCTCAGTATGTGTCACTGGCCTATACGGAGCGACTAAAAGAAGCCGGATTACTGGCATCAACAGGGAGTACAGGCGACTCGTATGACAACGCGATGGCTGAGAGCATCAATGGTCTTTACAAAGCGGAGGTAATACACCGTAAGAGCTGGAAAAACCGTGCAGAAGTGGAACTGGCCACACTAACGTGGGTGGACTGGTATAACAATCGACGATTGCTGGGAAGGCTGGGCCATACTCCTCCGGCAGAAGCAGAAAAAGCTTATTATGCTTCCATCGGAAACAATGATCTGGCAGCCTGAGTTCACAGATAAAACACTCTCCAGGAAACCCGGGGCGGTTCAGCGGCAAATGTTGTGAAAATCCTCGCATCTGCCGATAGCCAGCAAAAATCTGATATCCGTGAGGCGCTGAAACTGCTCGGACAGTTCCAGCAACAGCAAGGAGATAATGCCCGTGCTGATGCAGAGCTTGTCCTGAAAAGTCAGGCGCAAGGCCATGCGCAGCGCATGGACATCAGCAGCATCCTGCAAAAATCAACTCAGCAACAACCACAGCAGTAATTAACCCATAACGTGCAATGGCTGTCTTTATGAGGCCTGGCACCCTATTGCCTTCCGATGGGCTGAACATCGAGTAAACAGGGGTAACAAATGGACCAGATGGCAGAAAACACACCAGAAGTTGAAATCGAAACCGACGCGTCAGAGCAGATTCCTGATGATGTCGAACTGGCTGAAGAAGTCGAAACAGAAGATGGCAGTGAGTCCTCCGGCAATGATGCAGAGGAAGCTACTGAAACTGATGACGACGAATCAGAACAGGAATTCTACTTTGGTGACGAAAAGCTGGATTCGCCAACCAGCGAAGATGGCGCAGAGCATGGACTGGTAAAACACCTGCGCAAGACGATTAAAGAGAAATACCGCGAGCTGAAAGAGCTGATGCGTCAGTCTCAGAAACCCGTCGAGCAGCAGCCGGTAATCACTCAACCACCGCGAATGCCAAAACTGGATGATGAGGACATCGGTTTCGATGAAGAAATCTACCAGCAACGCATGGCTAAGTGGGCAGAGGATAACGGCAAGTACCAGCAACAGGAGATGGCTCGCAAGCAGAAGGAGCAGGAGCTTCAGGCTGCCTATCAAGAGCGATTATCCAAATATCAGCAACGTGTTAAGGCTCTCAAAGTTCCTGGCTATCAGGAAGCTGAGCAGGCCGTACTCGAGGAAGTTCCCATCGAGACACAAAACGCGATCCTGTTTGAGTCAGAGAAGCCGGAAATCGTTGTTCTGGCACTCGGCCGCAACGCTGAACTGCGCAAGCAACTGGCAGAAGCTACAAACCCCGTAGCAATTGGTCGTCTGCTGGAACGTATCGAATCGAAGGCCAGAATCATGCCAAAAGCAAAAACCACGGCAGCCACAACCCCGACAGTTAAGGGGAGCAACGGCGCAGTAATCAACAACCTCGACAAATTGAAAGCCAGGGCGCTGGAAACTGGTGACTGGACGCCGTATTTCGCCGCTAAAAAGGCAAAAAAATAACCTATCGGAGCATTAAGCATGGCTAACCAATTAGCAAAAAACCTTGAAATCATGTTCGAAAACTACGTTGAAGGCTTTGAGGCCGCCTGCGTAGTTTCCCGTAACGCTAAAAAATTCCGTCCCGGTGATACAGCAATGCAGCGAGCAGGTGATGTTCTGTATCGTCCGCAGCATTACCACATGAACATTGAGGAAGGCCTCGATCTCAGCAGCAAAACGCCTACAGCACTGGTTCAGCGCCTTGTTCCTTCTGTGTTCAAGGAGCCGAAAAACATTCTGTACACTCTGGATGCGCGTGAAATGCGTGACCCTGAGCATAAAACTGAAGCTGGTCGCGCCGCAGGTATGCGCCTTGCTGCACAGATTGACTCTGACCTGATTTCCATGGTTACGCAGCGTGCTACTAACGTGATCACAATGTCTGACTCAACCACAGGTACACAGGGCCGTGATTTGTGGAACTGTGCGGCAGGTATTGATGCCACCATGACGGCGATTGGTGTACCGCAGGGTATCAACCGTCGCTCTTTCTGGAACCCCTTCAACTACAAAGACCTTGCTGGCGAGCTTGGTCACCGTGCCTACGCTCAGGGCGCAACCCTGACAGCATACGAAAAAGCGCAGATCCCTCCGGTTGCTTCCTTTGATAGCTACAAGACCGATATTTCTGGTCGATTACCGAAAGGAAGCGCTGAATCCTTGACAGTATCAGGCCAACCTGAACACAAGGTTGAAGCGAAAGATTCAAATGGTATGCCAGTTGATAACCGACAGGGGACTATTACGGTATCTGCATCTGGCTTGCAGGTTGGTGATGCGTTCACCATTGCCGGTGTGAATTCCGTACACCAGATCACAAAAGATACCACCGGGCAACCGCAGGTATTCCGTGTTCTGGCTGTTAGCGGAACTACCGTAACAATCTCTCCAAAGATTCTCCCTGTTGAAAATACCGATGTTGCGAGTCGTCCATATGCAAACGTCGATGCCAAACCGGCAGAATCAGCAGCAATCACCATTCTCAACAAGAACGCAGCACCTGCTAACCTGTTCTGGGCTGATGGTTCTGTTGAGCTGATGTACGGCAAACTAGCGTTCCCGACTGGTCAGGGTCCACAGGTAATGACAGCAACCACCGAGCAGGGCGCTACGCTGATCATGTCTTACGCCTTCGACCACATCAAAGGCGTAACCACTGCTCGTTTCACCACTCTGTACGGTTGCTCTGTACTTGTTCCTGAATATACGGGCATCGTTATTGCCGGGCAGTAATTTTGGTGGGGCTTCGGCCCCATTTTTATTGGGAGAAGACAATGGCACGAACAATGCTCTATAAGCCGGGCAACATGATCACCTGTGGTCAGTTTGCTGTCGATTACATCATTGTTGATGACGAAGAAGTTAAATCTCACCTGAAAAAAGGCTGGGTAAAAACTCCTGAAGAAACCGCAACGAAGCAAAAAGTGGCTAAGGCGGAAGAAGATGGCGAAAACGAAGGGTGATCTCGTTCTAAAGGCTTTACGAAAAGCCGGGCTGTATTCCAATGCCACGTTGACAGATGCTGACCCTCAGGCAATTGAAGATGCCATTAATGACCTTGAAGACATGATGGCAGCATGGCAGGCGAAAGGTATCGAGCTTGGATATCAGTTTGCGGATACAGAAAACGGCATCATGCCGTTACCTGACGATGATTCAGGTATCCCTGCATGGGCAAATGATGGCGTCGCTTTGAAGCTCGCTGTGCAAGTGTGCATGGATAACGTCATTCAGCCGTCGGATGCTCTCCTGACCGCTGCTGACAGTGCATATCAGACAATCTGTATCGCTTTAACCAAAATACCACCACTTGAGCGACGAAATGACATGCCTCGCGGTAGTGGTAACAAAAGCGCGTTTACGTGGAATCGGTTTTACATCGAGAAAGATGATCCGAGTACGTGAGGTGAATAAATGCCGATTCAGCAACTTCCGCTTATGAAAGGTGTCGGCAAAGACTTCCGAAATGCCGACTATATCGACTATCTGCCAGTGAATATGCTGGCTACACCCAAAGAAATCCTGAACAGCAGCGGATATCTTCGCTCATTCCCGGGCATTGCAAAACGTTCTGATGTGAACGGTATATCGCGCGGCGTCGAGTACAACATGGCGCAGAATGCTGTTTATCGCGTGTGTGGTGGAAAGCTCTACAAAGGCGAAAGCGAAGTCGGTGATGTTGCCGGAAGTGGTCGTGTATCAATGGCGCATGGTCGGACATCTCAGGCTGTAGGCGTTAATGGTCAACTGGTCGAGTATCGCTATGATGGCACGGTTAAAACCGTCTCAAACTGGCCTGCGGACAGCGGATTCACGCAGTATGAGTTAGGTTCAGTTCGCGACATTACGCGCTTACGTGGGCGTTATGCGTGGTCAAAAGACGGAACTGATTCATGGTTTATCACTGACCTTGAAGACGAATCACATCCTGACCGTTACAGCGCACAATATCGCGCAGAATCGCAGCCGGACGGTATCATCGGCATCGGAACATGGCGAGACTTCATCGTCTGCTTTGGTTCATCGACGATTGAATATTTCTCCCTGACGGGCGCAACCACTGTTGGTGCCGCTTTATATGTCGCACAGCCATCGCTGATGGTGCAAAAAGGCATCGCCGGAACTTACTGCAAAACGCCGTTTGCTGATTCCTATGCGTTTATCAGCAATCCGGCAACAGGTGCGCCGTCTGTGTATATCATCGGCTCCGGTCAGGTATCACCAATCGCCAGCGCGAGCATTGAGAAAATACTACGCTCCTACACTGCTGATGAACTGGCTGATGGCGTGATGGAATCGCTGCGGTTTGATGCGCATGAGTTGCTGATTATCCACCTTCCGCGCCATGTTCTCGTGTACGACGCATCTTCAAGCGCCAATGGTCCGCAATGGTGTGTGCTGAAAACAGGCCTGTATGACGATGTGTACCGCGCTATTGACTTCATTTACGAAGGCAATCAGATAACGTGCGGAGATAAGCTGGAATCGGTTACCGGCAAATTGCAGTTCGACATCAGCAGCCAGTATGGGCTACAGCAAGAACACCTGCTGTTTACTCCACTGTTCAAAGCGGATAACGCCAGAGTTTTCGACCTTGAAGTTGAGTCGTCAACTGGCGTTGCGCAGTATGCTGACCGCCTTTTTCTCTCTGCAACCACTGACGGCATCAATTACGGACGTGAGCAGATGATTGAGCAGAATGAACCGTTCATTTACGACAAACGTGTTTTGTGGAAGCGTGTCGGGCGCATCAGGAAAAATGTCGGCTTCAAATTGCGCGTTATCACTAAGTCACCTGTCACTCTGTCAGGCTGCCAGATAAGGATCGAGTAATGGCTGATTCGAATCTCAACACCCCTGTTATTGTGCAGGCTACGCGGCTCGATACATCAATCCTTCCACGCAATATCTTCTCGCAGTCGTATCTGCTTTACGTTATCGCACAGGGCACTGATGTTGGTAACGTGGCTAACAAGGCCAACGAGGCCGGACAGGGCGCTTATGATGCACAGGTCAGGAACGATGAGCAGGATGTCACCCTTGCAGACCATGAATCCAGAATTGAAGCTGCTGAAGCAACTCTCATCAATCATGAACATAGAATTGCAGCAGCGGAAAGCACTCTTGCAGATCATGAAACAAGGATTACGGCTGCTGAAACAGAGCTGGCTGATCACGAGACGCGAATTGCTGCCAATGAATCTGAGTTAGCAAACCATGATGCGCTCATAACTCAGAATACAACCGATATCGACGCACTTGATACCAGGCTCACAGCGGCAGAGGGAAGTATTTCGACGCTACAAGGCACAGTTGGTGATCACTCAACAAGAATATCTGCGCTTGAGTATGCCATCACGCGCAAGAAATCAGAGGTTGTTTACTCAGGAGTATCTGTAACCATCCCGACAGCGCCGACCAACCTTGTTAGCCTGCTGAAAACGCTCACGCCGTCATCCGGCACGTTGGCACCATTCTTCGACACCGTTAACAACAAGATGGTTGTGTTCAACGAGAACAAAACCTTGTTCATCAAGCTGTCGATTGTCGGGACGTGGCCCAGCGGAACCGCAAACAGGTCAATGCAGCTAACCTTTTCCGGCTCTGTTCCTGACACACTGGTCAGCAGTCGTAATGCGGCGACAACAACCGACAACATCCTGTTAGCTACGTTCTTCAGCGTGGATAAAGACGGCTTTCTTGCCACAAATGGCAGTACGTTAACTATTCAGTCAAATGGGGCGGCGTTTACTGCCACAACCATCAAGATAATCGCGGAGCAGTAATGATTCAGTTCAAACCAACGCGAAACATCGACTTGATCGAAGCAGTCGGAAATCACCCTGACATTATTGCCGGGAGCAACAACGGTGATGGATACGACTATAAACATGATTGCCGTTACTTTGAGGTGAACGTGCACGGGCAGTTCGGCGGCATTGTTTACTATCAGGAGATTCAGCCGCTGACATTCGATTGCCACGCCATGTACCTGCCAGAGATTCGCGGCTTCAGCAAGGAAATCGGGCTGGCGTTCTGGCGATACATTCTGACTAACACCAACGTTCAGTGCGTCACATCGTTCGCTGCACGCAAATTCCGCCACGGGCAGATGTACTGCGCAATGATTGGCCTTAAGCGTGTAGGAACCATCAAGAAATACTTCAAAGGCGTGGATGACGTGACTTTTTACAGCGCCACACGCGAAGAACTAATCGACTTCCTGAATCACGGGAGATAGCCATGTTATATGCATTTAAGCTGGGCAGAAAACTGCGCGGCGAGGAACCTTATTACCCTGAAAAAGGCGGGAAAGGTGGCAGTTCTGATAAAAGTGCAAAGTATGCCGCAGACCTGCAAAATAAGCAGTTCAACACCATCATGAACAACCTGAAGCCGTTTACTCCTCTGGCTGATAAGTATGTCGGCAGCCTCGAGAACTTATCGTCTCTGGAAGGGCAAGGTCAGGCACTTAACCAGTATTACAACTCTCAGCAGTATAAAGACCTTTCAGGTCAGGCTCGCTATCAGAGTCTTGCGGCAGCGGAAGCAACAGGTGGATTGGGTTCCACCGCAACCAGTAATCAGTTAGCAACAATCGCACCAACGCTTGGTCAGCAATGGCTATCTGGACAAATGAACAATTACAACAACCTGGCAAATATCGGTCTTGGCGCTCTTCAGGGGCAGGCAAACGCCGGGCAAACATATGCCAACAACATGAGTCAGATTTCACAGCAAAGCGCGGCGCTGGCTGCGGCAAATGCCAACCGACCGTCAGCATTGCAGCAGGGGGTTAGTGGTGCTGCATCCGGTGCGCTTTTGGGTGGTGGCATAGCCAGTGCTCTCGCGCTATCAACTCCGTGGGGTGCTGGTATCGGTGCTGGTCTTGGTCTGCTTGGTTCACTGTTTTAAGGGGTAATCAATGGCTACGTGGCAACAGGGTATTAATTCTGGTGGTTTTCTGGCTGGCATTGGTGCGCAAAACGAGAATGCGCCAAAGGCAAGCGACATTAACGCAACGCTTGGTCTGATCCGCGAAAACAATGAACTGGCTCGATCAGGTGCAAATAACGTTGCTCTGACAGGTCTTCGTGGTCTGGCTGGAGTTGCTGATATTTATAAGCAGGAACAGCAACAGAAAACGATTAATGCGTTCAATAAGGTTCATGCTGATGCATGGGCTTCTGGTGATCCATCGGGACTATTTAAGTTTGCCCAGGAAAATCCAGCATTTGTTGCACAGGCACAACAGGCATTTTCCGGTCTTAATGAGCAGCAACGCAACGATATGGGCGATTTAGCCATGAGGGCTAACGTCGCTCTTTCTCAGGGACCGGAAGCCTACAGTAAATTCATTACTGACAACAAGGACAGGTTAAATCGCGTTGGTGCTAATGCTGACTGGATGATTCAGACAGGTATCCAGAATCCAGAGCAGCTATCACACATGCTGACTACTATGTCTCTCGGTGCACTTGGGCCAGAAAAGGCTTTTGCTGTTCAGGATAAGATGGTTGGTCGCCAGCAGGAGCAGCAAAGAATTAACGAAACCATTCGCAATAATGACATGACGAATGCGAGGGCTATTAGGGGGCAGGATCTTTCCTATAAGGCTCAAATGGCAAGACTGAATCACGACAAGTATGTGTTTAAGCAGTCACAGGCGGCCCTTGAAAGAGCAGGACAACTTCAGGATATGGATGTTTTGTCTCTTAACTCACAGATAGCAGCGACGGGAATTGATCCTCTAACCGGTAAAGCTGCAACGTCAGCCAGAATGTCTCAGGCTAAGAGATGGCTTGATGGCAACAATAATTACAACAATGCGTTGATTACTGGTGAGCGAGGGATAGAGAAAATTGATTCTTTGCTTGGTAAGAAGGAGCTTGAAGGTATCGGTCGCTTCGAAGGAAGAAATATAGATGGCTTCACAAGTGCTGAAGGGCTTGCAAACCGTAATGCGATAGAAGAATTAAAGTCGGGTGCGTTTGTCCAGAACGTGCAGACTATGCGAGGTATGGGTAGCCTCTCCAATGCTGAAGGCCAAAAACTGGAAAACCTGATCGCGAAACTCGATATAACACAGCCTGAAGAGGTCGTCAGAAAACAGTTATCTGAAATCCGATCGCAATATTCTGTATTTCAAAAGGTTGCAGCAAGGGAGGCTGAATCAATGGGATATAGTTCATCAGGTTATGACACATATGTTAGTGAGCGAAAATCAGGAAGCGACAGCAATAAGTCCGGTTTCTCGTCTTTATGGGGTGATTAATGGCTAAAGCATGGAAAGATGTTATCGCCTCTCCACAGTATCAGGCGTTAACTGAAGAACAGAAAGCACAGGCTCAAGCGCAATATTTTGATGAGGTTGTTGCCCCTAAGGCTGGTGACAAATGGGCTGAAGCAAGAGATCAGTTTTATGCAGCATACCCTCCGCCTCAGCAGCAGAAAGAAGAACCATCATTGATGCAACAAGCTGGCGATTGGCTCACAGGTGGTCAAAGTGCAGGGCAAATTGCAGAACAGGCTGGTCGTGGTCTGGTAAACATACCATTTGACGTATTGCAGGGTGGCGCAAGCCTGATTAATGCAATCAGTCAGGGGCTTGGTGGGCCAAAAGTATTGGATGATGTCTATCGTCCAGTCGACCGACCGACAGATCCTTACGCGCAAGCCGGTGAAACAATTGGTGGGTATCTCCTGCCAATTGGCACAGCGGCAAAAGCTGCTGGAGCGACAGCAAAGCTCGCTGGAGATATCGGTTCCGCAGGAAACATGATTGCCGGTTCTCTTGCTGATGCTGCAAATCAGGAGGGTGATTTTGCACAAAATGCTGCCATTAACGGTGGTATCAATATTGGTGCTCAAGGCGTTCTTTCAGGTGTCGGGCGCGTTATTGCGCCAAGGGTTTCACAGGCTCTTGGTGGTGCAGCACTGAATTCTGCTAATGATGTTTCCAGGATGGCAAAGTCAGGTGCCGGGCGTCAGTCAATTGCCAGTCAGGCCGCTAATGTGTCCGAAGATGTAGCAAAAGCGGCTGAGTCTGCTGGAATTGATATAAACGCATTAACACCAGGAATGCGATCTGGAAGTCGTGGAATTGCACAAGCTGAAGGGATATTGGCATCCGAACCAGGAATTGTTCAGGATGCACATACTAGGGCGTTTAGTGAAATACAGTCGAAATTCCACTCAGCACTTGATGAACTTGGTGCTGAGGCTGGATCTGCATCAGAAAAAAGTGCAGCCATAAAACAAAGGGTTTTAGCAAGTATTGATAAAATGAAGAACTCAGAAAAGGAAGCATGGGATAGCGTCCGCTCCACGATGCCTGACGCAAAGGCCAGAATGTCAAACCTGAACGCTACAATTCAGGGTGATATTTTGGCTGGTATGCCGCTAACTCCTGAGATGAAACAATTTGCATCTGCTTATGCTAAAACTGGTAAAAAAGGAATCACGTTTGATGCCATGAAGGCATGGCGAAGTAAACTTGCTGACGCTGAGCAGAAGTATATAAGGTCTGGTGAGGCAAATACGGCAAGGCGCATGGCGGAGCTTCGTGATGCAGCAACGGAAGATATGCGCATAATGGCTCAAAATGGCGGTTTTCTTGATGACTGGCAAAAAGCTAATGATCTGTCAAAAGCAAGATTTACAGCACAAGAACAGGCTGAAGCAGCGTTTAGAAACCTTGCAACTGATCAGTTAGTCACTGATGGTATTAAAGCCTTGCAAAATTCATCAAAAAGTGGGACAGGAAATTTTCATCAGATTATTGGCGCGCTGCCAGAGTCTGAGCGATCTCCTGCAATTGCATCAATATTACAAGATGCGGTATCGCAAGGGGTGCGTGGCGGTAAATCAGAGTCTGCTGGCGTATTCCATATAGCGTCGATCCTTACGCCGCAGAACATTACTGCCATTAGTAGGCACTCGCCAGAAATGGGTAAGATTGCTAGGGCATACAGCGACCTTGCCAGAGCAGCAACCAGACCACTGCGATATGTAGAGCATACGGGGCGCTCTATACCGGCAATTAACTCTCTTGAGCAAGGACTGCCAAAAGCTGTCATGACAGTTCTCAATGCAATAGGCAATTCAACATCAGGGGCTATTGTTGGTACTACTGGTGGAGGGATTGTTGGCGGTGTTGTAGGGGCTGTTTCTGGATCTATAGCTAAAGGGACGATAGAAAAGTTAGCTGCATCCCGCAGTGGTCGTTACGCTATTGAAAAGGCTGTTCAAGAGGCAACAAAGGCAGTTAAGGTTGGGGCAAGTGATGGTGCATTAGCGGCGGCGGAACGCAGATTTATGGCAAATAAGGCCGCCGTAAAAGCAATACGCGAGGCACTAGGAAACGAAGAGTTCCAGCGTTTAGCAAGATCTGGAATTGTGGCATCGCTAAGCGGAATGGCACAGGAGTAATTAGTAATCCACGGATGGATTCGTCTAGCCATCGGATAGGCGCTCTTTTGCCTCTTCGATTAAATCAGCACAAATAAGAGGTAGTTCTGATGAAACAACTTCCCAGCCAGATTTTTTAACAACTTCATTTAACCACTCTTCTCGATCGTGAGTTCCTCTTCTTTTTTCCAGGAGGAAGATTTGCGAGTAAATCTGAATGGCCTTCTCGTTTAGATAAAACGCATATTGCCTGTTTAAAACAACATCTGCAAGTATATCAATGCCTTGTTGAGTTTTTGCCGCTACATCTGGCTCTACTCCCATACGAATAGATAAATCGCATAACTCAACGAATGCACGCTCTTCAGCGTCGTATTTCATTTTGTAAAAATGTGAAGCCAGTTTTTGTGTTTCGGCGAGTTCTGCCCTTAATTTTTTTATCTTGCTTCTCGTTAATATACCAAACACACCAACCTCCTTAGTTTTGAGCAGGATACCAGATGATACTGTATTGGTGGAGTGGTGTGTGAAAACGTGTCAACGACAAACCATCCACAACTTGGACTAATGATTTAGCAAAAAGTGCTATTTTTGGTGTTTAGTGTCATAGAAAAGTGAATAGCTCACTTTTCAACATTGCATGAAACTTGCAGGAAATGTGACATTACCTTATAGGTAACTTCGGCGAAAATGCAGTAAATGTGAAACGTAATGATTTAAACGTGTCGAGAAAGTGGTTGTAAGTTAGCCTCTGAAGGATTGATGACAGCTTTGTTATGGTATTAAATGCAACTTGACACAGTTGTATACATAGCTGCGGCTATCAAGATGGAGGTATGTTTATGCTCACTTGTTTTGATGTCGCCGACTACTTCTTGGCGCATTGCGATGAAGAAAGTGGCGACATTATCTCTAACCTAAAAATTCAGAAGTTGACGTATTATGCCCAAGGGTTTTCTCTGGTTCTTCTGGGTAAGCCGCTATTTAATGAGAAAATTGAAGCCTGGATGCATGGGCCAGTAGTTCCTGAATTGTATCGTAAATATAGGGACTGTGGTAACGGAGCTTTACCTGCGCCAGAAAACTTTGACGCTAAAAAATTCAGTGAAGATGAAATTGAATTGCTGGATGAGGTGTATAAAGTTTATGGTCAGTTTTCTGCCTGGAAACTGCGCAATATGACTCACGAAGAGCAGCCATGGAAAGATGCTTACATTGAGGGTGCGGTTAGCCAAGAAATCACACTTGATTCTATGAAAGGTTTTTTCAAAACGTTAATTAACTGACGTGTATGTCTAGAGTTAAGGGAAGAATAAAACAGAGGGATAAAGAGAGCTCTGCTACTGTTGGCCTCTCTATCCATCACGAATCTCATGATGTAGACAAAAGTCCGCCTGTATTTTCTCTTAGATACCTACAAAAGGGGTATTGCCTAGATTGCTGCCAAAAGCATGAAAAGGCAGCATTTGCAGATAGGCTGTTCAGGTTAAGTCAGATGTCATGGGATGAGATACGAAAATCTGATAAACACGGGCTTGGGACGGAAAAAATTGCCAGAAACGCGATAAAGGCTCCGATTCCTAAGCATGTTACTCAAGATGTGGATTTCATTGCGTTCAGATTTTGCTCTAAGGCACCTATGGTTGGTTATAAGATAGGAGCCACTTTTTATGTCTTATGGCTCGACAGGGAGTTCAAGCTATACAAGCACTAATAAAACCCACCGTCAGGTGGGTTTTTTGTTGGAGATAAAATGGTTAACCAAATCGATCCTTAAAGCGCCTATCGCTGTTGCGTCTCTCCATTTTACTGTTGCAGTACGGACAAAGATGCTGTTTCTTTCCATCGATAGTCCATGTGAAGTACTTTTTCTTAAATCCAGCACCACAGATATCGCAACTTCTTGGTTTAAACATACTGGCTATGAAGATAAGAACAACAAATCCTATGATCCATTCCATATCATGTACCTGTTTTAACTTTATTTTTTGATTTTTAGGGATTAATCAGAAACTTTATCTTGCGATTAAGCAAAGCTACTAGCTAACAAAAGAGTGCGTATACAATCAATCGTTTCACATCAACCTCAACAAGGAGAAATCATGACCATAGAAGAACGCCTGAACAACATTGAGTTGAACCAAACCCTGCTTGACCAGCGACTTTCAGATCTTGAGCTTAAAGATCTAGATGCGCAAATATCAGAAGCAGAAGCCAAGCTCTCCAGCTTAAACCACCGCAAGAAGCAAATCCGCAACAGAATTACTCAGGGACGCGGAAGCTGTTGAGGTGGGATGCTAGGTCTCTATCGTTAAAATCAAGGCTGCTAATCATTTCATTGTAAATGGCGTTTTTATCTTCCATTGGCAGTCTTGAGTAAACCAGACACAGAGCATATTTCAGGGAGTTTAGCTCCTTCTCTAATTCTTCCTTGCTTGACGTTTTTGACTTAATAAACTGTTTTTTATTCATTTTGCATCCTTACGATTCACATCTTTTGGTAGATACTTGTGAATTGGCCAATCCATGAACGCAAGCGCGAGCCACGCCACCACGTTAAAGCCAGGGATTGTTAAACATACAGCCATCTTCCAGTCAAACCCGGCCTTTTTGGATATTTTTAACGCAGGTATAAAAAAGATAAAAACGAAAAAAATCACCATAATAATCAATGATAATGGCGACCCTTGTTGTTGCTCCATGGTTATCCTCCATCTCTTACACGTTTTAACACATCAATAGCTACATCAAACGCCTCTTGCTCAGACTTTGTCAGGATTCGACTACTTGAAGGTATTAGCTGCCCTTTATGAATTTTTATCCATAGTTCGATAGCTGAAATAATCTCTGCGTTTATCGAGCGGCGATTTGTTGCAGCAATATGCGTAAGTTGCTGTTTTATCTCATCAGGCATTCTTACGTTGAATTGTGGATCATTTCTAGCCACGTCGTTCTCCTTTTATTTGTTGACATGCTAGAACGGTAGTAGTACGCTTTCAATAGTAGCACGGTACTATCAATGAGTGAAATGGAGTTGAATATGCAAGGTGCAAGAAAAATGCCTCAGTTCAATTTGCGGTGGCCTAAAGAAGTATTGGATTTGGTGCGCAAGGTAGCTGAAGAGAACGGGCGATCTGTTAACTCTGAGATTTACAAGCGAGTGTTGGACAGCCTGAAGAGAGAGGGGATAACGGTATGAGGTTTATTGAGGTTGATGAGATTGGCTATGAGAATGCACTTGGTAGAGGTAAATCTTTAGTTAACATTGATGGCATTGAATCGATAAGGAGTGGTGAATTTACGGAGATCAGAATGATGTCAGGCGGAATCATTCCTTGCCGTGACTCAGTAGAGTCAATCAAATCAAAAATGAGTGGTCAGTGGCTTTATAGCTACAGTGACTTACAAAAACAGTGAAGCCCCAACTGCGGTAACAGTCAGGGCTTCGGTTGTCGGTAAATCCGTGGAGAAAAACCAACATGAATAGTATAGCAATTTTAGAAGCAGTGAACACCTCTTACGTGCCTTTCAATGGTCAGCAGATTTTAACCGCCATGGCTGCCGGAGTTGCATATGTTGCGATGAAGCCAATCGTTGAAAACCTCGGAATGAGCTGGGGTACTCAGCAACAGAAACTTATGAAACAACTAGATAAGTTCAACTGTATTCATATGAATATGGTTGCCGCTGATGGTAAGCTTCGTAAGCTACTCTGCCTTCCTTTGAAGAAGTTAAATGGATGGCTGTTCAGCATCAACCCTGAGAAAGTTCGTGCTGACATCCGCGATAAACTGATTCAGTACCAGGAAGAATGCTTTACTGTGCTGCATGACTACTGGACAAAGGGAGAGGCAGAAAATGCACGTAAGAAAACATCTGTTGATGACAGGACTCCGCTTCGTGATGCTGTAAATATGCTGGTCAGCAAAAAGCATCTAATGTACCCAGAAGCTTATGCAATGATTCATCAGCGTTTCAATGTGGAAAGTATTGAAGAGCTTGATGCATCTCAGATACCGCAAGCCGTAGAGTACATCCACAGGGTAGTGCTTGAAGGCGAATTCATCGGCAAACAAGAGAAGAAAACCAACGAGCTTTCTGCAAAAGAAGCAAACAGCCTTGTATGGTTATGGGATTATGCCAACCGCTCACAGGCATTATTCCGCGAACTGTATCCGGCGCTAAAACAAATTCAATCGAACTATTCCGGCAGATGCTACGACTACGGTCATGAATTCTCGTATGTTATCGGAATGGCGAGAGATGTTTTAATTAATCACACACGAGATGTTGATATCAATGAGCCAGACGGACCAACGAATCTTTCCGCATGGATAAGACTTAAGAATAAAGAATTACCTCCTTCAGTACATAACTACTGACAGATAACCAACGCAACGACCCAGCTTCGGCTGGGTTTTTTTATGCCCAAAATTCACCGTAGCCATGCTGCGGCCATTCCTTGTATCTGGAGCAAATCAAATGACAGATTCAATAAATGCCAATGTTGTAGTGAGTATGCCTTCGCAACTCTTCACTATGGCGCGTTCTTTTAAAGCTGTAGCTAATGGCAAAATTTATATCGGAAAGATTGATACTGATCCGGTAAATTCAGAAAACCAGATTCCGGTTTATGTAAGGAGCGAAGACGGTTCTCATATTGCCGTCTCACAGCCAATAGTTATCAATGCGGCTGGATATCCTGTATATAACGGGCAGATTGCCAAATTCGTTACTGTACAGGGCCATTCTATGGCTGTTTATGATGCGTACGGTGTGCAGCAGTTCTATTTTCCGAATGTGCTGAAGTATGATCCTGATCAGTTTGAGAAGAGATTGGCATCTTCTGGAGGGGACAAATTAGTAGGGAGTTCATGGGGTGGGCAAAGCATCTATGATGACTACGCTCCAAAAAAACTAACCCGATCTGCCGTTATCATTGAGCCAAGTTATTCTCACTCGGATATTCAGTCGCTACTGAGCTCTGGTGGAGATATTTATTTCATGCCAGGAATTTATCCGGTAGATGCAACATATTACTATTACGGGAATACAACGATCCATCAGTCAAGAGACGCTATTTTTTATGCAAATAGAGACAATATTACGCTATTTAAAGCTGATCCAGCTGTTGCTGGCACTGATTATATTAGAAATATACAGGTGCATAACCCTCGAATTGATTTTAACGGAAAGGCTGGAGTTGTCGGAATTGATTTAATCAAATGCCGTAATAACTCGGGCATTTTTGGATTGTGGGTAGATATGCAGTTAGGCCGGGACTGCGTTGGCATGAGAGTTGGCTTGCTTTGCTACGGGCTTAAAAATGACAATCCAGAAATAATGAATGGTGGGACAGCCTCTACGAGGCTTATCTATCAGAATGGCGCTAATGCCTGCAAGATCCTCAATCCCAATTTATACAGTAGTGACCCAGGCGGCGTCCTCCCTGACTATGGCCTAGTGATAAGAAACGGGTTGAATGGAATTGATGTCGATAATTCGACAACGTTTAACACTACGGCGGTAGTTTTAGATGGTGGTTTTATACAGAACTGTGAACGATATGGAACTATGGATCACGGGGCCATAGGAACAGAGCTAATGGGGAATACATATTACGAGGCATGTAAAATTGCGGATATCAATCTATCATCATCCAGGGGAGCTTTAGTAAGCAGTTCTCATCACTCATCTACAAGCGGCACTGTTTGCATCAGAGCAAAAAACACATCAGGCTGCCGTGTGATGAACGTAAACCTACGCGGAGATCGTTCAACTGGCTTTTATGATGCAGACAGCAGCAACTCAGGCTTAACAATTGAGCATAAGCGCGACCGCCTAACCGCCCTAATCGGTGATGTGAGTGGTGCTGTAGTGAGTGGTCTGGAAAATGACATTCGCACAATTACATTACCAGCACCAGTTCCGGTAAGAAGCGGCCATAGTTCGTTTTACATCCCAGTAACCAACGGGGCAAACATTACCACTCAGGGGCAGGCTTATGACGGGCAGGAAATCGAGTTGATATTACGGGGAAGAAATTTAACCTCTCTTACATTTTTGGGTAAACCGATCTCATTGGATGGTGTAGGGGAAGATTACAAGGTCTGTCGTTTGCGAGCTCGATATATGAGCTTGTTTGATGCGTGGCTGATCGGCGATGCGCAATGGAAAGTTGTATAAGAATCTACTCATCAATCCAATCAGCCCACCACTGCATCATCTCCCGGCGCTTATCCATGTACTGAGCGTGATTGTATATCCCACGAATGGAGCCGCTGTTAGCGTGCGCCAGTTGCTTCTCAATGGCATCAGCGGGCCATTCGTGCTCGTTCATAATCGTGCTGAATTCATGCCTGAATCCGTGACCGCTTTCCAGACCCTCATAGCCGATTTGTTTGATCACAAGCAATACCGCGTTCTCGCAGATTGGCTTCTTCTTATCGTTGCGTCCGGCAAAAACAAACTCTGATACTGGTTTAGTGATGGAGCTTAGCGTAGTGAGAAGTTCAACTACCTGGTCCGACATCGGAACCACATGAATCTTGCGTCCCTTCATCACATTGGCGTCTATGGTGATAATCCTGTTTTCAAAATCGACGTTCTTCCATTGCATGGAACGAAGCTCTTTTGTTCTGAGGGCTGTGTAGCGTAAAACTTTGGTCGCAATGAGCGATACGATACTTCCTGAAAATGTAGCCAGTGCTTTGTTGAATGCCGGGATCTGGTCTGCAGGAAGAAACGGGAAGTTCTTCTTGCGGTATCCCTTCATGGCGTCAGCAAGGTCAGGTGCCGGGTTATATTTAGCCCTACCAGTGACAATAGCGTAACGGAAAACCTCACCGCATCTTCTGCGGGCTTTATTTGCTCGCTCCATTGCACCGCGATCTTCAAATCTGCGGATTACTTCCAGCAGTTGCATCGGCTCAATATCCTGAATTTCAAGGCCGCCGATGATAGGTAAAATGTCGTCATCAAACATTTTTGCAAGTTCAGTCGCATACCCTACTGACCAGACTTGCTTCTTGTGCTCGTACCATTCCTTGTAAATGGCGCTAAAGGAGTTGTTGTTAGACGAAGCCTTTTTCGCTTTTACCGGATCGATGCCAACCGAGATGTCTTTCCTCGCAGTCCATGCTTTATCCCTTGCCTCCTGCAAAGTCATAAGCGGATATTTTCCGACGGTAAGGATTTTCTCCTTACCGTCAATCTTGTAGCGAAGCTGCCATACCTTTTTCCCGGATACAGGGACATAAAGGTACAGGCCATTACCATCGAGAAGGCGGTATGGTTTTTCTTTCGGCTTTGCTGCTTCAATCTGCTTAACGGTGAGCATGGGTAAAAATCCGGTGGGTAAAATTATTTTATCCACTTTTTACCCGTCATGGAGTGCGGCTGTCAACGATCTGACGCGAACCATTACGAACTGTGAATCTACGGAAGGCTTGATATTCAGGGGATTTTGCGGACTGGTACGGATGGGAGCGAACTGATAAATGGTGTCCCCTGCAGGAATCGAACCTGCAATTAGCCCTTAGGAGGGGCTCGTTATATCCATTTAACTAAGAGGACAATGCGGCATGAGTATACCCGCTAATGGAGTGCGGGGTAAGTACGCTGCCGCTCGATTGCTTAAACCCTCGCCATTTATGCCGGGTTTTTATAATTTTTCTTAATGTTTTCCGCACGTTCTGCTTTTTGGCGTGCTTCTGCTTTACGCTTATTGCTCATGTCGTTACGAATCTGTGCATGACTCATTAACGCGAAGATAAAGGTGCCGCCGCAGATGTTCCCCGCTAAAGTAGGTAGTGCGAAGGGCCAGATGAAATCGCTCCAGTGCAGCGTACCGTTAAACACCAGATAGAGGATTTCAACAGAACCGACCACGATATGGGTGGTGTCACCCAGGGCAATAAGCCAGGTCATCAATATAATCACCACAATCTTTGCCGCACCCGCTGCAGGAAACATCCAAACCATAGTGGCGATCAGCCAGCCGGAAATGATCGCGTTGGCAAACATCTCGCTGGGGGTGTTCTTCATCACATCCATGCCGATTTTGACAAATGCATCGCGAGTTTCTTCATTGAAGATAGGCATATATTCAAATGCCCACGCCGCAATACCTGTCCCGAGAATATTACCCAGCAGCACGACGCCCCATAACCGTATAAGTAAGCCGACGTTGCTCATTGTCGGTTTTTGCATGACGGGTAGTACCGCAGTCACGGTATTTTCGGTAAATAATTGCTGGCGGGCCATAATGACGATAATAAAACCAAAGGTATAACCGAGATTCTCCAGCAAGAAGCTGCCCGGCACACCTTCCAGTTCGACATGAAATATCCCTTTTGCCAGTAACGAAGCGCCCATCGACAGACCCGCCGCAATGGCTGACCACAGTAGCGCCATTGCGTCGCGTTCCAGCTCTTTTTCACCATCCTGGCGGATATGCTCATGAATTGCCATCGCCCGGGAGGGGAGTCGGTCTTCATCTATTTCTATTTTTTTGCCGCGCTCTTTTTCTTCGCTCTCAACTTCAATTTCGTCGCTGTGTTGATCAATTTTGTCGTTGTCCAT